TATGACGCTCAAGACCCTCAGTCGTTCCCCATTGGAACTAATGTCTTTGTGGTCGAAGATGAGCCTGCATCTGGCAGTACTCCAGCAACGTACAAGTTTGATACCTATACTGGTTATATTGACCTTAGCGGCTATGCCACAAAGGACGATGTAGACACGCTGACTCAGTCTGAAATTGAATCAATCTGTGTTTAATGATTTAAGGCGTATGAAGAAGGTTTATTGTTTCATCATGCTCTGCCTTTATGTACTTGGTACAATCTGGGGCATTGGCTACACCATTTACTATGGTGCATACCCGATAGCAATTGGTGTCGGCGCAACGGCTTTCCTTGCCTTCGACAAGATTAAAGACTATTTCAACTACGTTAAACCGTAGGCGAATATCCATCTCCAATTTCTAATAGCACAATCATTCGGTTGTGCTTTTTTTATGCCTTTACGTGGACTTAAAAAAGTCCATGCCATAGCTTGTGTCTTTAACTCGTAAATTTGCACACGTAACGTTACAACGTGTGTGTTTTAATTAATAATTAACAAATTAAAGATTTAAACTATGGCAGAAATTTATCAGTCAAACTTATAAATTTTTGAAAAAATTCTTGCGTGTTTCGATTATTTTTTGTACCTTTGCATAAACAAAGACATAAAATATATGTATAACACAGAAGAATTTATAAGAAGAGCGAGGCTTGTTCATGGGGACAAGTATGACTATTCAAAGGTTGAATATGTAAATTCGCAAACAAAGGTTTGCATAATCTGTCCGATTCACGGAGAGTTTTGGCAAACACCTGCCGAGCATTTAAGAGGTAAGGGTTGTATGAGATGTGGACAAGAGTTAGCTGGCTTAAAACAACGAGAAAAAGCGAAAGAAACTTTTGTGGAAAGGTGTAAAGAAATACACGGAGACAAATACACATACGATAAAGTTGATTATGTTGATTCGCACACAAAGATTATTGTCACCTGCAAGAAACATGGCGACTTTGAAACTTTGCCATACAGATTGCTAAATGGTAGTGGTTGTCCAAAGTGCAAAAGCGAAGAAGCACATGAACGATATTCAAAAGGAACATTAAAGTTTATAGAAGAAGCCAAGCGCGTTCATGGCGATTTGTATGACTATAGTTTGTGCAAATATTACAACAGTCACACAAAAGTAACAATTATATGTCGCGAGCATGGCGCAGTTGAAGTAGGTGCAGGAGAACACTTGCATGGCTGCGGATGTCCTTTATGCAACGAATCAAATGGAGAAAAGAGGGTAAGGCTTTACTTGGAAAACCACGGTATTTTATTTGTTAGACAATATTCTATAAAATACAAAGACAATAACTATCGGTCAGACTTTTTTATTCCTTCAAAAAATCTAATTATAGAATATAATGGAAAACAGCACTACCAACCAGTAGGCATATTTGGAGGTGCAAAGGAATTTCACAAACAGCAACAAAGAGACAAAAATGTTAGAGACTATTGTAAAGAGAATAACATAAAATTGTTTGAAATATCATATCTACAATACCCTATAATAGAACAATTGCTTGATGTGGTTTTTGAAAAAAAACAAAAGCAACACAAAAATAGCGTTATAACACAATGATATACAACTAATTAGAAAGTTGTACACGGACTTGTAAAAGTTCGCTATTGTTTAATCCTTTTTAGGTTGTATCTTTGCAACGACAAATGATGCGCATCTTGTCGTAAACATAGTAATAACAATTTAAAAAGGATTATTTATGAGTGAAATTTATCAGCTTCCAGACAATAACGGAGGCAACAACAACGGCGGGTTCGGTAACATCCCGTTCTCAATTCCCATCGGTGGCTTTGGTGGGTTCGGCGGCTTCGGCAACGGTTTTGGCTACGGCATGAACGGGATTGCTGATTTGTTTGGACTTGCTATCATTGCTTCAATGTTCGGCTGGAACGGTGGCGGATTTGGCAATGGAGGCTTTGGCGGAGGAAACTCAGGCGCGGCTTTCTTGGCTAATCAGCTGTCGAACGATTCGGGTCGCGAACTTATTATGAACGCAATCACCAATCAGGGTGAGGCATCACGCACGGCTATCCAGACTTTGAGCACGATGCTTGGTCAGGATTTCAACCTTGTGAATGGTGCTGTCAACAATGTACAGTCCGCTCTTAGCAACCTTGCTTTGCAGCAGGCAGTAAGCGTTCCTCAGATTATCAACTCTATCCAGAGTGGTGACGCAAGCATTATCAGCGCATTCCAGAAGTGTTGCTGCGACCAACAGCTTGCTACTTGTCAGCAGACCAACACCTTGCAGAACGCCATCAATAGCGTAGGTAACAAGGTGGATGCAAAGGCAGCAGCAGACCAATTGGCTATGTGTCAGCAAACTTACGCTCTGACGGACACTATGAACCGTAACTTCCTTGCTATCGACAACAAGCTCGACGCTATGGAGTCGAACCGCAAAGACCGCGAGATTACCGCTTTGACAGCCGAGGTTGCTTCTTTGAAATCTCAGAACTTTACTACTGGTGTTGTTCAGCAGGCTGTGTCACCAATCCTTGGTCAGTTGGCTGGAATCCAGAATCAGGTTGACGACATCAAGAACAAATTACCAAACACCGTTCCCGTACAATACCCAAACTTGCAGGTGGTTAATTCAACTCCTTACATGGGTGGTTATTATGGCAACGGATTCGGTGGTAATGTGATTTTCTAACAATGTAAAGGTATAGGAGGTTAAAGCATGATTTGTACTGCAAACATAACAATCAATGCAGGTGGTCAGCCTTACATTGCGAACACGCAAGTTACCGTTGGCACGGATGCCGTGAATATTGCACTCGGTTGGAGGCGCATTCAGCCCGTAGGCTATCTTACCGTGCGTATGGAGAATCCGATTCCGTCGGATGCAACAACGACATTGCCAGTAACGCTTACGCTTAATGGTGTCACAAGGCCGCTTACACTGCCTAACGGTACGGCTGTGACCGTTGCTGATTTGCTTGCAACCAATGTGTTCCAAGTATTCAACGACAAGTTCAACGGTATTCTTGCGCTTATGTCGAGAACCATAGTATAGGATTAGTGATTAACAACAAAAAGTAATTAACAATGGATTTTTCATCACTTGGACAAGGTAGTCCTTTTTATATTCTCCGTCAAGGAGAGAAGCCGATTCTTGAAGTTGGTACGGTAAAGTCAAAGACTCAGCCGCATGTAAAATTTCCAACGCAGACTCCGAACCTTATGGCGGGATTGCAGACGCAACAGGTTATTGATGTGACGGCAACCATCAATGGTAAGGATGAAACATTTAACGACATCCCGTTGGGCGTAGAGATTGCCGCAAAAGGTAATGTAACATTCAGTGGTAGTCGTGAGGCAATGCTACAGGCGGTTGACACCATGCTACAGACATCACGCAAGGCTTTAGACCAGATACCTTACCATAAAGGTGTTATCGCTGAGTCGGAAAAGATGCTTGAGGTATTGAATCCACGTTATGCGGAGGAAAAGAAACAGGCGCGAACGATAAGCGACTTGGAAAAGCGTCAGGCTGCTACCGACGAGAAACTTGACAGTATATTGAAGATATTGCAGAAACTGGACTCTCCTTCTCCGAGTGGTGTCTAATTCCTAAAACCGAATAAGATTATGGGAGGTTATATCTTTATTGACCGTGAGGACGAACAGTCCAAACAGCAGATGCGTCAGAACATGCGCAACAATATGCGTCGTGGCTACAGAAGCTATGGTGGTTCAAGTGCTATGATGCGTGATGACGAAAATTATCGTCAGGGCTATCGTCAGGGTTATCGCGAAGGCTGGGAAGATTCCGAGGATGACATGAACGAGGAACACTACCGCCGCCAGCGTGATAGTCGTGGACGTTTCGCTTGATTTTAAAGTTTTTGGATTGGGTGGGTATTTGCCTATCCAATCCTTTCATTGTTAAACAAAAAAAAGAGAAAGGATTTTGATTATGGCAAATACAATGATGAATTACTTGGTTCCAGAGGACATGGAACAATACTTGTCCTACTATGGTTGCCATTTCAACAAACTGCTTTGCGAGTTTGCAGTCGGCAAGATGAAACGCGAGGACAAGGCGACGGGTGTAATGAAGAAGATTACTCCCGTGACGATGGAGGAACTTAAAGCATTGTTGGAAAAGCACAAGATAAACGTAGACACTAACGAACAATACGATGCCTTGTACTTAGCCAACATGGTACGTGCAGACTTTTGGGGTTCTTCGATAGAAGACGAGGAACACATGGCAAAGTACATCGAGGACGTGATTTGCGACCCAGACGGTTACGATGGTCTTGTGTTCAACCGTTTCCTTGCAGACTGCATGGGAAAGGGCGTCATCATCTTTTGGGAGAACATGATTCATTCTGCTTGGTAACCATTTTTCTTGCGTATTGATTATGGAGACGAAATATTTGAATGTCGGCAATGATGACTGGGGAATCTTGGTCAACTATGACTTTGACTTGCTTGATTATGATGACATTGCCGCAGCGTTGTATTCTTTCGGAATGAAAGAGAAAAGCATAAACCATGCTTTAAGGGTATTGTCAGCACCGAACACTGGGATGGCCGTTTCGAATAATGATTTGCGCATGACTGCCATATATATAAGTCACGCCACGTCGCCGTCACAATTCTGGAACACGTTAAACCACGAGTTGTACCATGCGACGACTGCCATCATAGACTACTACGGGGAGCCATACGACCAAGAACCTGCTGCATACCTTCATGGTGAACTTATGCAAAAGATAGTTGAACTGATAGGCGAACCGTGCCAATAAGCAAAAAGTCGTCTATAAGCGCATTTTGAACACAAAGGTGGTAAAGTGTATATTGTTAATGCGAAAACGCCGTGACGGGCTTAGAAATGGCCTTAAACGGCGTTTATCATATCTATTCATCTAAATCCAATCCCCAAAAAGACATAATATCGCAGAAAATGTCATACGAATACGAACATGCCTTGTGGATATAGAACTTTCCCATCAAAGAATCTGGCGGGTATCGTTTTGCCAACCCGAAATAGTGCTTGCGCGTCATGCGTATTATGTATGCCATCTTTGAATCATAGCATGACACCTTGTAATGCGTGATTGGCAAACCGTCTTCGTCAAATTCTACGTTCTTGTGGAACAATTTAAGTTGCTTGGCTACTTTCCTTACTCGCATACCACTTTTTTATTTCGTTAATGAACTCGTCAACGTTTTCGCACCATACTGGGTTTTTCAATTCATGTACATACATGGCCAACGTCGTTTCCTTGGTTTCGCCCTCATAAGGATAACCGACACCATGCACGCCATTGTCAACGGCTGTTGAAAAGTCCAGCCAGTCAGCATCCTCGAAAGAAGCGCAAGCACAAACGCCAATGCCGCTTTCCTCAATCTTCTTTCTTATTGCAGGACTGTTCTCTTTTAGAATAAAAGTCTTATCTACTTGTTCTGCACATGCCAACTTTGCACCGCGAATCTTACTTTGCATTTCCATTTTCGTAGTCGTCAAATCTGTTGTAGTATTCGTTGGTAAGCCACGCGAGAAGGTATGCGTAAGGCTCGTCATCTTCGTCGTGATGAACGCCTGCACGCATCAATATCTTGTTTGTCGCATGATAGAGTTCATGCGATACGCATAGGTCTTTCCTCTCCTGCCCTTTACGTATGAATACAAACACGTTTCCGTTGTCTAGCTGTACTGTAAGTCCGTTGCACGAATTCTTGTCCGCGATGTCGCTACGAATCAACTTATATTCCTCGTCGGTAAACTTTGTTACGTTGTCATAGTACAGCCTGTCAAACTCCTTCTCGTCGATTCCTGCCGCGATAATGACGCAGTTCAGGTAGATGTCTATATTTATATATTCTATCATAGTTTTGAAGGTTGTGGGTAGAATCTCTGCTCTTCCTCTGACCATCTGTACGACTGATGGCAGTGTGTGCAAATCGCTCCAATACCAGAGTGCGCTTCAAACTCGTGCCCACAACTTGTACACAAAGCATTGAACTTAGGCATGATTTGAATGAAATGGTTCTCAAATCCGTCTGAGCCAGTAAATCCGCCTAACGCTCCAAGCTCTCGAATCAGCTGCACTATATCGCGAACTGAGGCGTCACTGATAGTCTTGCTTCTGTCTGCAAGAAGTG